CGGCGTGTACAACGCTTACTTCGCGGCTCGTCCCGCTTTGTATCTTAAATCCTCAATCCTTGTCTCTGTCGAGGGTGACGATGAGGAGGAGCTGACCCCGGAGCAGAAGGAAATGGCACTGTATGAGGGTGCCGTTGAGAAGTTTGGCAAGAGAGCGCAGATGCTGGTCGCCATCGAGGAGATGAGCGAGCTGACGAAGGCTCTGCTCAAGTACGTGCGCTACGAGGACTTCGGCCAGGGCGACGAGGAGAGCATCCTGAACAGCATCGCCGAGGAACGCGCCGACGTTGCCATCATGCTGAGCCAGCTTGAGGTCATCTTCGGAGACAACGCCGAGGTGGAGTGGCAGAAGCTGGAGCACCTGGAGAAGCTGGTGAAGGGCGATGTTTGATTTGCCTGACCATCCGGTCATCCGCAATCTGGAGCGCACCGGCTACCCGGACGGCAAGGAGCCGAAGTATCCCATCTGCCCCGTATGCGGGGCAGAGACGGATACCTTCTACCGGAACAAGGATTTAGACATCATCGGATGCGACGAGTGCGTGAGCACGGTGGACGCATGGGACCATTATGACTTTGACGAAGGAGTGGCAGTATGAGCTATGAAAACAATGAGCTCGTGGTGGTGCAGGACGCACAAAACGAGCTGATGAATTTTGACTACGACAACATCCTCCAGGTGGCGGAACGCGCCGACAAGATGGTGACGGCGCTGAACAAAATCATGGCGGCGGCTATCCGCATCACCACGGAGCGGGACTGGTGCATCATCGGCGGCAGCCCCTACCTCCAGGAGAGCGGCGCGACGAAGGTGGCGCGGCTGTTCGGCATCGGCTGGCAGATACTGGACCAGCACGCCGAGTACGACAGCGAGGGCTACCCCACCTACTCCTACCGCATGGCGTTCACGATGGGCGGAGCCCGTATCGAGTGCGAGGGCAGCCGGAGCGCCAGAGACGAGTTCTTTGCCGGAAAGAAAACCGACCGCAACGGCAACCCCGTGAAGCAAAAGAGCGTGGACGAGGTGGACATCCGCGACGTGAAGCAGGCGGCATACACCAACTGCCTGAACAACGGCATCAAGCGCATCCTCCCCGGTCTGCGCAATCTGGACGTGAGCGCACTGGAAGCGGCCGGCATGGACGGCAACAAGCTGAGAGGCTACACCTTCAAGGAGGGCTCCAAGGGCGGCACCAAGCGAGGTGCTGCTGCGGAGAGCGGCATCGTGTGCGCCGAGTGCGGCACCGCCATCACGCAAAATGTGGCGAGCTTCTCTCAGGGCAAATACGGCAGACCCCTGTGCATGAAGTGCCAGAAGTCCGCGGGAGCTGCACCCGCATCCCCTCCCCCTTCCGAGGAGGATGAGGGCAGATTGCCGTGGGATGACCGCGACGCTCCCCCTGAAAGGAGATAAGCAATGCTGACTGCATCGTACATCGACGAGCGGGTGCGAGAGTTCGTCCGCTCCGAAATCAAGCTCTATCCCTGCAACAACCTCCGGGCATCCAACATTGGACACCCCTGCGAGAGATACCTGTACCTGCTCATCCGCCACTGGGATGAGCAGGAGCCCCACGACGAAGGACTGCAAAACATCTTCGACCTGGGCAACAGCATGGAAGCCTACACCATCCAGAAGCTGAGGGACGCAGGGCTGGAGGTCATCACCCCCACGGTCCGCTCGTGGAAGGTAGAAAACCCACTCATCACCGGCAGAGAGGACATCCGCATCAAGGACCCGGAGGACGGCCAGCTCTATCCGGCGGAGATAAAGGGGCTCTCCCCCTTCGAGTGGGAACGGCTGAACAGCGTGGAGGACTTCTACAACAGCAAACGCCACTATGTGAGGGCGTATCCCTCCCAGCTTTTGGTGTACTGCTGGAAATTCGAGAAGGAAAAGGGCTTTTTCATCCTGACCAACAAGCTGACGGGGCAGCTCAAAATCATCGAGGTGCCCTTCGACTGGAACAGAGCCGACGCTCTGCTGAAAAAGGGCGAGCGTGTGTATGCGGCGCTGGATGACAAGACGGGCAAGACCCTTCCTGCGGCCTGCGATGACATCACGGTATGCGAGAACTGCTCCCTGCGGCACATCTGCACGGCAGAGCACACCAGACCGGAGGCGGACATCGACGACGGCGAGCTGGAGGCGATAATCGACCGGAAGAACGAGCTGAAACCCGCCGCCGACGCCTACAAAGAGGCGGACAACGAGCTCAAGCGGGTGCTGGGGAGCCGGGAGAAGGTCATCGCAGGCAAGTACCTCGTGACCGTGAAAACCATCGCCAAGCAGGAATACGTGGTAAAGGCAAGGCAGGAGCGGCGTGTCACTGTCTCCCGCCTGTGAGGAGATAACTATGGGAAACCGCATGATGAAAGAAACCATCCGGACGAGCCGGTCGGTGAACAGCATGACGGATTTTCAATTTCGGATGTGGGTGTACCTCATCACATACGTGGATGACTACGGCAGGGGGAGCGCAGACCCGGAGCTCTTGAAGGGCTTTGTGTTCCCCCGCCGCAAGGGCGTCACGGAGCAGACCATCACAAAAACGCTTGCAGAGTTAGCGAACATGGGCTCTATTCGTCTCTACGAAGTGGACGGCGAGTCGTACTTTTGTTTTCCGACCTGGAGCGAGCACCAGAGAGTGCAGCAGAAGCGGTCTAAATTCCCTGAGCCCCCTGCGGAAACTGCGTCACCGAAAGTCACGGTGAGTTACGGTGAGCCACCGTCTGAAAAAGAAACCGAAACCGAAGAAGAAACCGAATACGAACAGGAAGGAGAACTTTCTTCTTGCGCCGAGGTCGGCGGTGCCGCCTCCGCGCCGGTGGTGTTCTCCCTGCCCCTGAACGACGGGAGCGAGTATCCCATCACGGAGAAGGACATGACGGAGTGGTACTCCCTCTACCCTGCCGTGGATGTGATGCAGGCTCTGCGCAGTATGCGGGGATGGCTGGATGCCAACCCCAAGCGCAAAAAGACCAAGAGCGGCATCCGCCGCTTTGTGAACACATGGCTCTCCAAGGAGCAGGACAAGGGCGGAAACGCCCAGACCGGACGGGCTGTGCCCCAGAGAGGCGGTCGCCGGGATGCGATGGACGAGCTGAGCGCCCTGCACCAGCAGTTTGCGCAGGAGGAGGGCTGGCAGTGACCAAGACCGAGATGACCGAGCTGTTCGCCGTGATGAGCCTTGCATGGCCGCAGGCGGAGATGTTCCGGGGCGGCGTGGACAAGCTGGGGCCCACCATTGCGCTTTGGACTGCCTGCCTGCAAGACCTGGATGCGTGGACGGCGCAGAAGGCGATGGTGAAGCTATGCAGGGAGTGCAAATTCCCTCCTGCCATCGCCGAGCTGCGCGAGGCGGCTGAGAGGGTGAACGCCGAGATAGAGGGCGAAGTCCACACAGCCTATCTCTACGCGAGAAACGCCGTTATGCTGGCGGAGACACGGGGAGAAACGCTGGAGCAGGTGTATCGCGAGCTCCCCACCAGGAGCCGCAAGGTCATCGACGCGCTGGGCGGCATGGAAGCCTTCGCTCCGTCAGACAAGCCGATGTTCAATATGCACGGCTTTACGGAAACATACGAGCGGATGCTGAGGAGTAACCCTGCCGGACTCCCAGGCGCTGGGAGCGGCAGGAAGCAACTGGGCGAATAATCGCATAGGAGGTGGAGCAACGATGCCGAGAACGTGGTGCTGTCCGTTTTTCTCGTGGGAGGACGGGCTCAAACTGCACTGTGAGGGCGGATGCCTGGTATTCAGAGATGCCGAGGAACGGCGGAACTATGTGTACCAGTACTGCGCCGATGTTCCCGGATACCAGAAATGCTCCATCGCGCAGAATATCACGAAACGCTACGAGAGGAGCGAAAAACATGAGGAACATCGACAAAATCAAGAGTCTGGAGCATGAGCTGGGACGCTACCGAAAGAAGGTAGCCGACCAGCAGAAGGAGAACGACCGCCTCCGCGCCGAGTTGGACACAGCGATGCAGGGCACCAAGGAGCTGAACGTGGTGGTGGACAGCCTTATGGCTGAAATCACCGTAGCCCACGGTGAGGTCAAGGAGGAGGGTGTGTGGGAGTTGGTCATCCCCCTGGTGAGCATCCTGCGCAATACCAGAGACTACCACGTGATGGCTCGCGTCTCTGAGGACAA